ACAAGCGTTGACTGATCAACGTTTACGGTCGTCATGCCGTCACCTCGTCGAGCACCACCTGGACATAGCCTCGCAATAGCTCACTCGTTAGGCTGCTTACGGTCTGCTCCAAACTCCAGAGGTATGTTGTGCCGGCCGTCAGTGCGCTCGTCTGCGCTGCGGATAATGCTACTGAGAATGTACCTTGTGCGGCGTTCACGGTCGTTATCGTAAACGATGCAACCAAAGCCCCCGCAGTGGTGCGGATTTGCGCGGCGAAGGTGTAACCTGAAATGTTCGTAGCTACGCCGTTGGTCTTATGCGTGAACGTGCGGGCAAACCCTGCATTGCGCACAAGGTTAAAGTCTACACGTTCGCCAGTGTTTGACAGGATGACCATCGTTTGCCTTTGGTATGCTGACCACGAGCCCCGAAGGGCCCGTAGTCAGAACACTTAGTCCTTGATCAGATTAGCAGCAAGACCGCGTGTTGTTGCGTCCTTGCCATAGTCGCCATTGTACAGCACAGCCCATGCCGAGCCGAAGGTTCCCGCGGAACCATCGCCTGCCGTTGCTACCAAGTCAAGGTAACGATCGCGACCGGCGAGGTTGATGAAGAAACCGAAGATCTTGTTATCGTCGTTAGCAGTTGGGAGCGCAGGGGCCCCGCTTGCACCGAAGACACAACCCGTAATGTCGGCAGCGCCGGACATTCCCGAATCGTCAGACTCTTGCACCTTCAAAGCCGTCATGGCAATATCAGTTGCACCGAGTGCGAAGAAGATGGCGACCTTGCCGTAACCGGCCGTGTCGATCGTGTTAGTCGTGAACGAAGCGTTGTCGACGATAGCCGCAGGAGGCGTAACGAGAACGTGCTTCACGCTTTGCATGATGTTCATAGTTTGTTCTCCTGTGGATTAAGAGTTGATGGAAGCGAATGCGATGACAGGGCCAGCAACACGAGCCGAAGCCGTGGCGCTGTAATTACCGATGTCGTGAACGTTGATGTCGATGTACTGCGTAGCCTTGACGTACACGCTGTCGGTAGCGAAACCGAGTGATGTGTCCTGTTTGATGGCAGTCGTCATGCGATCACCGAACGAAGAAGCTTGTGCAAGGTTTCCGAAGTACGCACAGATTTGCGAGTTGGCGTCTGCCGTTGGCATGACATCAACATACTCGACAGGATAGCCGAGGAAGCGCTGGCCGAAAGAACCCGAAAGTTCGGCTGCCGTTGCACCACCCGTGGCGTATGCGAGACGCTCAGGCCCTGCAGCAAAAATTTGCTTGCTCATGTACCACTTAGCACCAGCGAGTGCGTACGTTGGAAGCTTGGCCTTGCCTGTGAGGAAGTCTCCGATAACGGCCTCGCTGACGAGGTTGCCCGTCAGGACCTGCACGCCGGCTGCCTTCGACTTGTCAGCATCCGTTGTCCAGGTTCCGCCACCGTCAACGACCAGCTTCTTGAACTTGCCGTCGAGACCGAGCACACCACCGTAGGTAGATGTTGCGTCGCCGTTGAACCCGGCTTCGTCTTCCTTCTTAGCGAACTGACGAGCGACCGATTCAGCGAAGCGCAAACCGAGGTTTTGCGTGCTGTTCATGATCAGCTCTTCGCTGAGTTGTGCGTAGGCGTACATCTTCTTGGCGTTCAACGTGACGGCGTCGAAAGACATATCTGATGTTTGCAGTGTGCCCAGTTCCGAACCCCAGTATGCGGTGACGTCATCACCGGCGCGGAAGATGCGGATCGATTCCGAGCCCATAGGCTCGACACGTGAGTTGCGACGGAATGTTCCGTAGGATTCCTTCAAGCTGATGATAAGCGCAGAGGTTTCCGTTGGTACGAAGATGCCGCCCGTGGCATCGTTGCCTTGCGTGTGCGACTTGTACTCAGTACCTGTTACCTCTTGGTACTTAGCACGTGCGGCCTCCGATGTCAGGCCACCGACGAAGAGACCCGTGACGAGGCTCTTGTATTCGGTGTCGCTAAGGTTTGACTTAGCAGCCGAATCGCCGACCTTGACAGTCTGCGTCTGTGGAAGACGGTTGGTAGGGGTGTTGCTTTGTGCAACACGTGATGCGTTGGATGCCTTGATAGCTTCGAAGCCCTTGACTTCGTCGAGCTGCTTCTGCAGGCCTTCGATCTCTGTGTTCAGAGTCTTGGCCGTTGCGACGTCGTCCATCGTTGGCTCTGTCTTAGCGAGCACAGTGTCGAGCTCGGCAGACTTCGCGCTGATGGCGTCGTTGATGCTTTGGATGTTCATAGTTAGTTGCGTTTTGCGTTGATGACAGAACGGAGGCGCTCCATTTCCAGGAGTGCCTTCGCATTGGTTGGTGTTGCCGAATCGATCAATACTTTTAGATCGCCTACGGCTGACGACAGAGTTTCCAGCAGTGTCGAGAGGCGCGCCACGTTTGCCGACGATAGCGTGCGCCCTTCTTTTTTGCGGATGTCAGCGCGTTCGTTCAGCCTCGTAATAACGCGCGTGAGTTCAGACGTTACCGTCTCCACGTCGTCATTGAGTCCCGATTTCACACCGAGCACCGCAGTAGCTGGGTTAGCTCCAAACAATACAGGGCTCCACTCATAGAGTCGGCCCTTGACTAGTTCACGAGCACCATCAGGAGCATAGGTTTCTTCGATGACCGAATAACCAATGCTAAATTCGTCGATGATGCCTTCTTTGATGTTGCTGAATGTTTCGCGTCCGGCTTGCGTGTTGAGGTTAAACTGGCCTTTGATGTACAGTCCGCCCAAGTCCCGCAACCCGACAGGCAACATAGGGTCACCTGCCATGAGCTCACGGGCTTCCAAAGTCTTAGCTACTGGAGTATTCCAGTCATGTTGCCATACGCCCTTCGGTAGCTTCGTCTTGATGCTCTCGTCAAAAAACCCATACTTGACACGATCGCCGACGCTATCGACGTTGTTGAATACGGAAACGATGGCCTCGACGATGCCCTCATCGCCTAGCGCTTTCAATTCCGTCTGAAATGATTTACGTTCGATGTTCATTCTCTAATCGTCCCCGATTTGTTTGCACAATTCTATGGACAATTCCAAAGAAAATCTCGACACTGTTAGGATTCTACACGACGTGCACGGGTGAAACAACGGCAGTTGACGGCGTTGGCTGCGGAAAGCCCAGGCCCTGATGGGTAGGGGGTGGTCTCGCCGCCTACCACAAACTCACCGTTTGCGTTCTCACGTTCACCATGCGCGGCCGCGTGTGCAGGCCTTGCACCTGACAACGCCACCCATTCGCGCGTAATACCGCCCAGGTCTCCCCAGACTTTTTTCTGGACTGTCCCCGTCGTGGCCGTCGAAGTTGTGCGAGCTATGGCGTCGGCACGCGAGGCCTTCAGGTCTGTGAACTTCGCCTTGAGTAGCTTGGCGAGATCGTCTTCCTTGGCAAGTGGGTTGTCGGCAATCAGCTTTTGGACGTCGGTTCGTATTGTTCCCACCGATTCGGCGATCTTGTCGCTGGATATGGTCATGCCTTCCCGCCGTGCGTTGCGAAATTCGCCCTCTGGTGCGTCGACCTCTTCGGCGGCGAGGGTCACCAGCAGGCTAACCAGCTCTTCGCGGCTACCTTCGGTTATGTCCGAAAATTCCTGCTCCCACACGTCGACACTGAAGTCTTCTATCTTGAGCTGCAAGCTTTTGGTATTCGTGATGCTACGATACAGCTTGTCCAGTGCTCGCCCCCAGTCACGGGCTATCTTGGCAGATGCCTGGTTGAGCACTTCGTCGTAGGCTTTGGCATAGACTTGGTCATCAGGATCATGCAGCCATGCTTTCGTTTCGGGGCCGACAATTACGGCAGTCTTACTACGAAAGGGCGCAGGCGTTGAGCCCGCACCTCCTTTCAAGCTTGCGGTTTCGATGTTGTCGTCGTCCATGTCATCAACCGTGTCCGGCACGTCTGGCGTGTCTGGCGTGTCATTCGTGCCCTGCGTCGATACCGCTTCGACGGCTACCATCTGGCCGGCAAGGGCTTGCACAGTTGACAGGTCGAATCCAACCTCGACACCGTAGTCAGGGATTGCGATTTGCGCATTGAGCTGATCGGCGATCATGTTCCAAAAGGGAACACGAACCATGTTCGTAAAGTCTTTGGAGGCCTGTTCGAAATTCGAATACGTGGATTGGCTGAGTCCCATATGCGTACCGGCAATGATCGGGTGCACCTTGTACGTCCCGCAGATGCGCGTCTCGTATTGACCAAAGGTTTCGGAGAGCCCCATCTCGTCGTAGTCAAGCGCAAGACGTTTGATGTCCTGCACACCCCAGAGCACACCGACCGAACCGCGTTTGTTGCCACCGTAACGCCGTTTGAATGTGCGCTCCATCACGTCGATTTGTTCGGGGGATGCTTCTTCATTCAACAGGATCGTCGTCTTCGGCACAGCGTCGTTCTTATGCACGTTAAATACCGTCGAAGCGGCTTCGTTGAAACCTTCGATGGATTCGCTGGCGAGGGCCACAGGGCTTGCACCTCCGAGCGGCTTGCCCGGGTCATACCAGAATCCGCGAATGTGCACCACGTCTGCCTTATCGATCATGTACAGCTTTGCACCGTCCCAGTAGTGGTACGCAGCCACATCGCCGTAGCCGTCATCAATAGGGGCGAAGTATTGATCCGAGTACCATCGCATCCCAATCACCGCGCCCGATGCGTTGCGTAGCTTGTAACCGTAAGCGTTGCCACCGACGCACATCATCGTCAGGATTTCACCGAACACGATACGCCAGTTGTTGCGTGTAAGCATACCAATCACGGGCGCGTCGAAGTCGTAACCCGTCGGTGTGATGACGCCGATCTGCGCCTCCGGCATCATGAGCGAATACGTTATCGTACACGCCTGCGCTATCGGGTTTGACTTCCACATACGCAAGGCCATCGGGAAATCGGTCACCGGCGTGAAACTATGCCGCGTCCACATCGTCGTCGTGAGGATCGGGGCTAGGTCGTTGACGGCACGCTGGCCGTCGGGGGAGATGAACTCTTTGAAGCGTTGTATTAAACTCATGGCGTTGGTTGGTTAGAGTAGCACAGCACCGGCCCCTACGGATTTCACCGCAGCGAGCTCAGCGTAAACAAGGGCATCGACCATGTCGTCATGGTCGCCCTCAGGGAATGAAAGCAGCTCACGTTCAAACTCAGGCGTCAGCCCTCGCACGTGAGAGACAAGCAATTGTTCGTAGCGAGCGTGGAGGCCTTGGAATCGTGTCACCTTGTCGCGCTCTGGTTTGACGGCCCGAACGGGTAGGGATGTCTTGCGGAGTAGCTCTTGCACCACGGCCACTTGATACTGCACGGCCTCGATGTTGATCCGCTGGGGGTTCCATTTGGCCGCCATCGAAACTATCATTTGGACGATCTCGTGGAAGCCCTCCTTACCACGCCAGATGTCCAGCACGTACCGACGGCCGGAGTCTTTGTCATAGCCGATGACGGCGATAGCTGAGTAGTCTGCGGTTTCGGATTTGGAGATAGCCAGGTCAACGCCCATGCCGATCTTCAGGCCTGACGGCACGTGGCCCGCGTCCATGTACGTGATCATCTCACGTTTGATGAGAGCCCCCTGCACGTCGATGAATTCGGCAAGGTACTCTTGTGCGAACACGGTCGATGGCAGTTCAGTACGTGCCGCCTCGATTTCGTCGAAAGCGATGAACGGATTGGCAGACGTAGGCATCTGCCAGTACGTCCATACCTCGTCTGTCTTAGCACGTTCTGAAAGATGATGGAAGTAGTTACGGCCCTTCGGTGTCGAGAAGAACCATGCATCGCCCCGATAGTCGGATAGCGTTGGACGTATGGCCATCGTCCATGCCTCCTCCAAATCGGGAACCATAGCAGCTTCGTCAATTATCACCCGGCCGTACTTTCTACCACGCACCGCGTCGAAGTTGTCCAGCGACCACATGTCGAGTTGACCGCCGTTTATGTACGTGATGCGCTTCTCGGATTCGTTCGTCTCTGCTATCACGTCTCGGAAGTCGCGTTTGATCGTTCGCCAAACTTCCATCAGCATCTTGTAAGTCGGTGCGAAGTACGCCGCAGGCTTGCCGGTCGTGATCATGTCACCTAATGCAGCTTCGGCCAGCACAGTCTTACCCCACCGACGACCGCAGTTGACTACGTTGAAACGCCTACGCCCACCCCATACGGTTTGCTGGCCAGAGTGCAGTTCAAACCGGAGG